AAGCTGCTGCACTTACATTCTTATATAGTTCTCCCTGACTTTGTGAACCATCATTTATCCTTGAAAGCCCATTAGTCGCTTTTATATACTTATCATATACATCCATTCCCTTTTTTAAATTACCAAATCCAGTTTTTGCTGCCTTTACGATTTTAAGAAATTTCTCGAACCCTGTTTTTGATTTTTTTGTTTCTGATGTTGTGGTTTTTAATTTTTCATTCATTTCATCTGTTGCTTTCGTCAAATCTCCAACATCATTTGCTGCTTTGGATAAATTCGTTCCATTGGATGAAACATTATCCATATTATCTTCTAAGTCCGAAAAATCATCCGAAAGATCTATAACCGATGTTGATAAATTAGTCATTTTCTGTGACATACTAATGAAACTGTCTGACATATCCATATTTAATAGCTCCACAAGGCCAGTCTTGAGATAGCCCATGTTCATTGCTAAATTACTTGTGCTCATTGATACATTAACAAAACTATATTTAAATGAATTTAGATTATTTGATAGCAAAGAAACATAGTTCATATATGTGTTAGTTACCGAAGACAGCTTAGTTAACCCAGAAATATTACTATTAATATCTGCCTCACTTATTAACGAGTAACTTGCCTCATCATATTCTTCTGTTGCCATTACCTCCTTCTACCTCCTTTCATTTTTGCTTTACTTGAAGCTCTTTTTTCTTCTTCTGCCCTTAGTTGAATACTAGCGTAAATAAATGCCTTTTCTCTGTCATCTAGATTATCTAAAACCGAAGGCAGAATATGAAGTTTCTGTAATGCAAAGTGAGCCAGATTGAGTTCTGCATCACCTTGCTTAATTAGTTTTTTACTTCTTCAATATCCTCGTTAATATTATTGTCTAAGCCACTGATTTCCTGTACAGCCTGTGCTAAAACTGCATATTCGCCAACATAGAGCATCTTCTGAAGAAGTGCTGATTCACCCATTACGCCATAGGCTTTTTGTAACTCTGCATTTGTAAGATCTGGGTAAACCACCGCAGTAGCAGTCATCGCCTGTACATACTCTGCACGGTCAAAGGTATCTGCTCCCTTTTTATCTTTTTTAGTATACTTTTTAATAAGATACTTATTCTCTTCCTGTGTAATTGGCTTTACTATAAACGGCACTGGTTTGCCGTCCTCAATAAATCTATTAGAAATAACCACTTCTTTACTTTCTACTTGTATTGGATGTAAAAATGCATTTAATGATCCCATTGACTTCCTCCTATAAAAGGGGAGCCCATAGGCTCCCACTTATCTTAATATAATTATTTATTCTTAACTGGTTTAATATAATCTGGTAAAACAAAAGATGACTGACTTTCAATACTGTCAAACGTAAAATCACTGTCAAATGTTACAGGATCGTCTGATTCTTCCAAAGTTGCAACTGGAATTGTATTAAAGATAACATTACTTAAGGTTACTGTCTGCTCACCAACACTTGACTGTGGATCATTATTTGTGATTAATAAACTGATATTTCCTCGTGTACCATTATTAATATAATTAATTGTTTGATTTAACTGCTCACTGTTCATAAAATATAAAGTTGCAGAGCCTGAACCGGATACCCCTGTTACTTTATGCTGTGTCATTCTGCTGCCCAACATTCTTCTTTCTTGTACTATTAAATCAAGCTGTGCTTTAACGCTTGAAATTTCAAATAATTCTCTGGTAACGCCATCTATTGTAATAAAGGCGGTTCCTTCCTGTGCTGATAGTGTATCTGCTAATCTTGTACCTGCCATGTTTATTTTCCCCCTTTATTTACGCCAGGTTAACAGTAATGTAGATTTTCTCTACGCTGTCAACCGGCTGTATATAGCAATCAATTACTACAGCATCACTTGCTGTACCTTCATTGACTTTTACGTCATCTGCTACAAAGTTAGTAACAGCAGATAATCTCTGTAACTCGTTGAAATAATCAATCAAATATGAACGTAAAATTGTCCTTCCTTCTTTGTTATTATTAACCTTACCAACAAAGTTAGATTCAAAGATCTCTACTATGTCATTGTTGATGCTGTCAATCGCACGAATAACTCTGTTCTTTTTAAATACTTCACTCTTTGTTGTTGTCGTTGTAGTTAATGAATTAATGTCATAAACTGCACTGACATTCTGAGCGGAATTTACCTTAAAGATGAATTTACCAGCTGTGATAGCAGCTTCCATTTCAGATTTTGTCATTCTTGGTGCTACGTCAACTGCGTCTAAATACAGCTTACCAGTATTTGACTGATTAATATTAGAGCCTGCGGTTACACCTGCAACCCATGCGGTTGTCTGTGCTGCGGTAAGTGTAGTACCATCGGATAATACAACACCATTTGCTACATTGATTACACTTTCTTTATCTGCTGTCTGATTCGCCAGAACTACCTGTGCTTTTACTCCGTCATTTGTTCTTAATTCTTCAATCCAAGTAACAATAGCGGATTTAGTTGCTGCTACTTCAGTTCCATCGTAAGGGTAGCATAAGGTATTGAACTGTACGGTTTTTAATTTAGTTAATGCAGTTTCCACCACTTCTAAGGTGTGACTGGTTCCCAAATTATAAACTAGAACTGTCTGTGCTCCCTTTAAAGCCTCATTTACAAGAAGCTTATCCTGCACTGTGACACCTGAAGGATAATCGCTATTAGCTGCAGTTACGGTGTAAATTTCACCGGCTACACCAACACTCATTTCCTTAAGTAATACTACAATTCCCCTATCTCCTGGGGTAATGGATAGTGGAGCATTGGTAAGAAAGTTGATATATGCTCCTGGTAAAATTTTATTTTGACTGGTCCATGTTCCTGACATGATAACCCTCCTTTATAATTGTTTTAATATAACTCATTCGTTGACAATACTAATCTCTTTTTGCTGCATAAGGCTGGAGGCCAGCTCTTCCTTCCTTTCGCTGTAACGGATATCGAAGGTAAAATGCAACACATCGTCAGTTATCTTTGCTTTCTTGTTTCTAATATGAAATGTCCCCACAGCTTCAAAGGCACGAAGTAATTCCTCCTGAACTCTGATGCAATCCATACGTTTTGCTGGTTGATCACTATAGTAGGAGATATCAAAGAAGACCTCACTAGAAAATCTCTCCCCCAAGCTCTTTTGATAACTTTGCTCCGTTAACATGATTAAAAAGGAGGGCTTTGTAAATGCCTCCGGTAATACTTCATCGTATACTGTATGTCCCGAAGGATATAGCTCCTCTAGCTTTGCTTTAATCGCATCCTTTATCATATCTATCATGCTTCATCTTCACTTCCTCTCTATTACGAACGAAGTGCCTTTTCGATTAATTCTAATCTGGCTCTTTGTCTGTCTCTTTGTTGTTTCATTTTGGAAAAGCGCTCTTCTATCTTTTCCTCATAGGTAATGAATATCTTATTGCTAAGCATTGCATCTGTAATTAAACTGATTTGCTTTTCGGACAACCCCTGTGCTTGTAATACCTCTAAAAAATTCATGAATTTCTCCTTCCTATATCTACGGTTTTTTACGAGTATCCCATCTCCTGATATGGTACCTGTCCTTGTTCTTTTACGTCTTCAAGCAGGAAAAAGACAATTGCATTTTATCTTCTATATAAAATCACAGCTCCTTTTACATAACGTAAAGGGAGCTGGAATTAGCAATAGCCAAACAGCGAGGAAACCGTAGGTTTTCGAGCTTGGTTCTGAATATGCATTTATTTCAATATAAACAATTAACTGTAACCACTTGCCCACCCACTGAATTTCTTCTTGATTACATAACCCCGCGCACCAAACGCATCCAATGCTAATTGTTTATCTAAAGGAGGAGGTATAGCTATTTCATTTGTTGCAGCTTTCCATACTACTATTTTAACAGCTTTATTTGTGATATGTGTTCCAACTACTTTTAATAAAGCATAGGTAAAAAGCTTACCTATGCAATTTTTTATGACTGCAACTTTCCATACTACTATTCTAACAGCTTTATTTGTGATATGTGTTCCAGCTGCTTTTTAATTAGACATCGTAAAAAACACCCTGGCTATTTTTTATGACTACAGCTTCCCATACTACTATTTTAACAGTTTTATTTGTGATATGTGTTCCAGCTGCTTTTTAATGAAACATCGATAAAAAGCTTACCTAAGCAATTCTTTATGACTGCAACTTTCCATACTACTATTTTAACAACTTCATTTGTGATATGTGTTCCAACTACCTTTTCATTAGAATTTATATATAACGTTCATTAAATAAAGCCATAAAAATAGGCGGAGAAATCCTGAACCGACCCCCAAAAGTTAGACCTAAATATCTAACGATTGGGAGGTCGGTCTTTTTATGGCAAAATACAGCTATGAATTCAAGAAAAAGGTGGTTGATGCGTACTTAAATGGTGAAGGTGGATATATTTTTTTGGCCAAAACTTATGGTATTGCAGCATGGTCAAATATTAAAAAATGGGTATTAGCCTATTCGAAAATGGGCGATGAAGGATTAATACGCTCACGGAAAAAATTAAATTATTCTTTTGAATATAAACTTCATGTGGTAGAGTTATATTTATCAAGTGAGGTTTCATATCAAGATTTAGCGCTTCAAGAAAGAATTAATAATCCTGTACAGATAGCAAAATGGGTAAATGATTTCAGAATAGCTGGACCTGATGCTTTGAGACCTAAGAAGAAAGGTCGTAAGAAGTCATTGGAATCAAATAATAAGAACAATCCTAAATTATTATCTTCAGATACCATTAATTGTACACCGCCCGTGGATACAAATGCTGAACACGTAAAACAACTTGAAGATGAACTTTTAAAACTAAGAATAGAGAATGCCTATTTAAAAGAACTGAGGAGGCTGCGTTTAGAGGAGGAAGCTCTTCTGAAAAAACAGCGAGAATCATCCACAGCCTCCGAGGAGACTTTAAATTAAAAGATATTCTCGTTGTTGTCGACTTTCCAAAGGCAACTTATATGTACTGGCAAAAAAGATTTACTAAAGAAAATCCTAACAAGGAACTTGAAGATAAGATTATGGAAATTCATATAGTTCACAAAGACTTTGGGTACAGACGTATGGTAGGTGAGCTTCGCAAACAAGGATATTTAGTAAACAAGAAACGTGTTCAGCAAATTATGCAAAAATTATCTTTGCAAGTTACTTCCTTTACAAGAAAAAGTCGTAAGTATAGTTCCTATAAGGGAAAAGTTGGAAAAGTTGCTCCAAACAGATTACGAAGACGTTTTGATACCCAAATACCACATCAGAAGATTACGACAGACACTACAGAATTTAAGTATTATGATGTAGATTCAAAAGGTCGCATGATTATTAAAAAATTGTATTTAGACCCTTTTATGGATTTATGTAATAGAGAGATTATAAGTTATGGAGTATCACCAACACCCTCTGCTAAAAGTATAATGGTGGCTCTAAACACTGCAATAGAAATTACATCTGATTGTCCATATCGTAGAACATTTCATTCAGATCAAGGTTGGGGTTACCAAACGAAGGCATATGTTCATACATTGCAAGAACATCTAATCTTTCAAAGTATGTCTAGAAAAGGGAACTGTCATGATAATTCAGTCATGGAAAATTTCTTTGGGATAATGAAACAAGAAATGTATTATGAAGAAGTTTATTACAGTTACGATGAGCTTAAAGAAACAATAGATAAATACATAGAGTATTACAACAAGCAAAGAATTAAAGAAAAACTAGGATGGATGAGCCCTGTTGAATACAGACTCAGTCTCTTAGCAGCATAAAAAAATGCGAAGTGGAAAATCCACTTCGCAATAAAGTCTAACTTTTAGGGGTCACATCATCCGCCTATAGAAACTTATTGTTTATTAAAATATATTAAGTTGTAAAAAGCGACTATAATGAGAATTCCAGTTGATAATCTCTTGTATCCATTTCGTATAACTCTTTGTTTATCTCTTCCGCCTCTTTACACCCTATTGCAAAATAAAAAGCAATTGTTTCCTTAGCCGAGCCTGCACAAATATAAATTTTATCCTCTTGCTACATTTGCAGAAAGCAGAAATAATGCTTTACCAATTCCTTCATTTCTACATTCTAAGGTTATAAACAATTGATTTAGCAAAACATATGTATGCCTTTTCCCAAAGAACTGGCGATTTTTTGTTTCAAATCCTAATAACTTATTAGCGGTATCAAATGCACCAATTGCACTTCCGTCTGTGATATGTGTTCCACCTATCAAACCATCTTGCATTTTACTTTGCCCTCTCCCAACTGCTTTGTAATGCGCTTAGATACTCCGCTTCGGTCCATGTGCAGCTTCATCCCAATTTCCTCCTGGGACATACCATCGACATAGCGATAAATAAATATCTGCCTAATTTCACTGTCTGCTATGGTATAGATGTAATCATGTATCTGACATTCCATCTCTAAAAGCTCTTCCAATTTTTGATTACGCTTTCTTTGCAACTCATCTATCCATTTTTTACGTCTTTCATTTGCTTGCGTATCCACACCAGAGATATAAATATGTTTCTCTATGTACGGAAAATGTTTTGAAGACCCCTTCACTCGATCCGATATCATCGGCACTCCCATTTCTTCTAAACGTTTTATTCTAAAAGTTAGGTCTTCAATCTCAATTTTAATCGCGCGATATTGGTTTAATTCATATTCTTTCATCTAAATCCTCCTTTTGTTATGCCCACAACTTGTCCAATAAAATTTCTTCTAAATTCAATTTAATAGCTCTCTAAATAATCTGTAAGTATACTTAATCTTGATTACCCTTTCGTATATATACACAGCATCTTCCTTAAAGTTAAATCATATTATATTGTTGCTCTCTTTTAGATAGCTTGCAAGGTATAGAAGTCCCCATCTATTCCTACAAATAGACCTATTCATCTCTATGTATAATATTAAACTTCTATATCAACCAAATTCCCAACTTTAGCTATCTATAATTTATCCCTTTGTTCCAGTAATTAATTCACTAATATTTCCTGCTTGTAATATAAATTATACTTTCTTTTAGCTAGTTGTCAAGCTATAAGTTAAACTTATTTTTACTTTTAGTATATTTTACTCACTTTCAGCTTGCATAATTTCTCTTTTGGTTGTATAATAAAACTGTATTAAAAAACAATAAATATAGGAAAGGAGGGATCACATATGTCGGAAGAAGAGATCAGAAAGATATTCTCAAGAAATTTAACGAACCTACTTGAGGATAGGAATAAGTCGCAAAAAGATTTAGTGGATTTTATTGGTGTCAGTTCATCTACTGTATCAAATTGGTGTACCGGTCAAAAGTTACCCCGTATGGACAAAGTTCAGCAAATTGCTAATTGGCTAGGAGTTAATAATTCCGATCTTTTAGAGACTAAAAAGAACGACCCACAAATTACCTATGATGAAATGATTCGAATTTACACCCGTAGCAAGAACGGTTTAACGCCGCAAGAAAAAATGAAGCTGGCAAAGATTATATTATCGGACGATGAGGGCTAACAGGCATGGATTATGACAAAATCAAGTACACTGTTATATCGATATATGAACAATGTGGAGTTACTCAACTTCCTTTGAATTGTTTTGAAGTACTTACGAAAATGAACTATCAATGCATTAAATACTCCCAGTTATCTGAAGCTAAATATCAAGCATGTATGGAGCTAAGTTCTGATGCGTGTACCATAGGGGACACGATTTATTATAATGACAAGAAATCCCCCCGAAGGATTCGTTTCTCCCTCATGCATGAGTTGGGCCATGTTGAACTGGATACGGATAACGAGACAGAGGCGAATCTGTTTGCCAGCAATATCTTATGCCCTTCTATGGCGTTACATTATTCTAAACTAAATAACATAAGGGAGATTTCGAATCTATTTAATATTTCCTTGGAATGCGCAAAGTACGCAAAGGAATTCTATGAAAGATGGCTTTATAGCGCGAAAACCTATGGTATGACAGATAGTGATAGAAGAATGTATGAGCATTTTTATAATCAAGAAAATAAGCAGTTCGTATTCAAAGAGACTCAATGCATCTACTGCGAAAAGATTATTCATAATTCAAATAAACCAATTTGTAAAAATTGCGATAAACCAACCGCAGATATGAACTATTTTGAAACTCACCAAGATGATCTATTAATTGCTGAAAACGCCTGGCTATATAAGGGGTTATAACTATAACTTAATATGTACCCGCTTCTGGACTAAGCCAGTAAGCGGTTATTCCTGCTTAAGTTAACGACACATTATTTGCATAAATCCGCCGGGAATGCCGGGTTGAATGCGTAGAAGTTCCTTGAATCGAGTTCATCCTATGAAGAAAAATCACGGTTAATTGCATTATTTTCCTCTAGACTTATTTCTTCTTTGTAAGAATTGTATTTTTATCGAACAAAGAACCAGAAGACCTTCTGTTTGCAGATTTTTCTCACAACTTTTTTAAGTTCACGAACTATTTCTAGAACATACTGTTCGAGTTAAAAGCAATACACATCATTCTGATTAAATGTATCAAAGGTTTTAACCTTCGGCAAAATATAGCGAATATATTCATGATTTTTCTCAATCATTCTTTTCTGCCATTTCGCATTGCAGTAATAAGCTTTTGTTCTGTCTCTTCTTTCTTATTACATTCCAGTTTCCATAGGTTTTGAAATTCCGTACCATTGTCGGTAAGAATTACTGGAAATATCTTTCGGAAAATGTCGGTTCCTAGCTATTCGTTTAAAAAATCAAAAAACATTAATTATACCATGCTACGTCTTCTCTTCAAGAAGGATTTTATTTTTGCGCAGTAAATTTCAAATGTTTATTTTCTATACACAAAAACAGCTTAAAATAATATGATATGATGTTATTATTTCCAAACCTTCGAAAATTAGACATTGAAAAAGCTAGAAAAATCAATGGGTATGGAGGTGCGAATTACATAACTAGCTGTTATGCATAAGTAGAATTTCGGATTTCATTCAAGCCATTTAACGTTACTTTTTCATTTTACTTACTATCTATTTTTTATTGCATATTATGGAAATATATGTTATTATTTGTATAATTGAATTCTGCAGAAATTCATAAAAGCGTAAAGATAGGAGGCAAAATAATTACATGGTCAGTAGTAAAACGAGATGCATTTTTGTACGCCGAGAATCAATCTTTGTAAGTGAGAATAAATATTTGTAAACGAAACGCAACTTTTACCCTTGTTTGTAAACGAGAATCTACTTTTGTAACCG